AGATTGACTAATATTTAAAGAATCTTGATCTAAAATACATATTGCAAATTGATCAGGATTGTTATTATTACTATCGGGTTGGAATATAAATTTTTGCCCATTGCCTACATAATTTAACACTTTAGATATAAAAGAATCGTCATCTGCAAGAGTATATTCAAAATTATTTCCATCAGCAGTTAAATCTGCACTATCGTAACCACTATTGTCTGTAGTGTTAGAAAGCCAATTATTAGAAGAATAATTAGATGCAAACAAGTCTTTGTCACTAATAAATGAAAATTTTAAATTCCAAACTCTTCTTCCATTTCTTTTATAAAAAGGAGAAGAAGTTCCTATTTCCCAACAATTCATATCATTCCATTTAGGGTTACCTTGATATCTGACATTTGTTAAAGTAGAGCCTCCAATTGTTTCTACTTGATCATATCCATCAAACTCTATCTCCATTTTTAAATCTAGATCTGGAGAATGTGGCATATCATAATAATGACCTATAGCAATAGAATTAAGATTCCATAAAGGATTAATTTCACCATAATCTGTCATTGCTCCACCAATTCCATAATTTGCAGAAGGATCAAATTGTTTGATTTCAAAAACAAACCTATTAACATCTGAAAACAACTCTGAAGATGTTTGCCCTTGTCCAGTCGCTTGACTGTGATCTGCTTTAAATAATGAAAATCCCGAACTGTTTTCTTCAAAAATCGTGCTTCGTGTAACACTACTATGTCCTGTTCCTCCAAAATAAGTTGAATTTATAATATCATCAGCACCACCCTGATCTCCCCACATTTGATCAACTCGCCCAATATCTGCTTGAGTTCCCCACTCTCCTACAGCCCCTGTTTCTTTGTATGTTGTTTTTATCCTAAAACAAACACCAGTAGCACTTTCTGTATATAAATTTCCTAAAGTATGCCCAAACAAACCAACATAATTAATAGACTCTAAAGATCTTTCTGGTATAATATCTTTTAAATCAACACCAAAAATAAAATCTCCATTAGTATTAGGTTCTCCTGATATAGTAAATGGTGTTGCAGGATCTAACCCTAAAGGATTTCCACTAAAATCTCCCCCATTATTTACAATAGCCTCAATCATTCCTATTGAATGCCAGTATGATAAATAGTCTATATAAAATCTTGGTGTAAATACATTTTGATAAGCCATTAATATCCTCCCTCTTTTAATTTCACCTTAACTTGTTCTGTCTTTGTACTGACACTTGATTTAGGCTCTTTTGTAATTTCTTTTTTTTGAACTTCAAAAACTTGTTTTTCTGGCTCTACTGAAGTTGATTCTTCTTTTTTAAATTTATTTAAATATGTCAATGCTAAATTCTTTACATTCGCTACATTAGAACTGCCTAATTTAGAAATAGGCTTAGATTCATTAGACAGTCTGCTTCCAGAAGCAAATAATTTTTGTTTTGTATTGTAGTGATATTTACCAGTATAACCATCTGCAAAAGGTTTTTGTGTGCTAAGACCTTTTATTGAGCTGTCATCTATATCATTTCTTCTTAATGTGTTTACAGTTTCATCCAAATCATATTCTTCTAACAATATTAGGGTATCATCTTCTAAATTTGTTTTGCTTTCATTAATCAACATAGAATTGTCTATATTGTTTATAGTGCAAAATATATTATTATTTGCAAATGATGTTATCTCTATTTTCTTTGGATCAAAAGATCCATCAAACCCAAATAACACTTTATCTTGCTTAATGCTTTTCCCTAGCAAGTTGTATATATAGATAACACTTCCTAAAACTCTAATGTGATAACCATCAGGCAAATTGTTATATATAAATAAATTTCCAGAAAAATTTATTTTTAATCTTCTAAAATTTCCATTTATATCTAAAAAAACTTGATTGTCTGCAATGGTTAAAATTGCTTCTGTAGGATCTGGAAATGCAGATTTAAATAATAAATTATTAATCTTTTTTAATATTTGTATTCTCTTATTCATTTGTTAATTGACTCACTATTTCTATTATATCTAAAACATTTACAATTCCATCGTTATTAACATCTCCTATTTGCATTTCAAATGAAGTTGCTTCTTCTTGTGATGTTATTTGATTAACTAACTGAATTATATCCACAACATTTACAAATCCATCAACATTTAAATCGCCCAATATATTTTCTCCAACATAATTTTGCAATTCTAAAATTTCTTGCAAATCTTGATCCCCTAAGATTCCATCAGAGTTTATATCTGCAGCATTTTTTTGTTTATTGGTAAAATATTTATTTCCACCAGACAAATACTCTTCAAGCTCTAAATAATCAGTTAGGTATATAAAAGATTCTTGTCCAGATTTTTTCATTCTAGAAACACTTCCAATAGCTGGTTCAAATGTTGAATTTAAACTATGCAATTGCATTGCTTCAATTATTACTTTATTTAATTTTTTTTGTATTTTTGTAATTATAAAATATGGATATATTAGCTGTCCATTCCTAGTTTCAAAATCAGTATAATCTTCTCCATATGCTTTTAAATTATCTATTAAAGAATCAAAATCTATTACATCCCCAGCTTCTAAATTTATATAAGATATAGGAAGCTCTGCATTTATTATATTGTGCTGATTGCAATTAAACATATATAAAAAATCCCTAAGTCTTTCAGCAGTATCTCTATCTCTTATATATTTACTTTCGTATTCTAAAACTTTATCTTCTCTTTCTAATCCTAAATAATTATAGCTATAACCATTTTCTAATCCAGCTTCTTCAATAATACCATCTCCATTGCCAAACATATCATAACCATCTACATATCCAGTTTCGTGCAGATAATTATCGGTTTCATAATCTAATGTGAATTTTACATTAACTATTGTGTTTATGTCAGAAATCGAAGTTCTTTTCCATTTATATGAAATAATATCTGAAGCATTTATAGTTAAATTTACATCGTCATTATTATATTGATTCTTTATAGATGCATATGTAAAAGTTCCATCTGATCTAAATTTTGGAAAAACTTTTGTGTCTTTAGAAAAATCTTCTATAAAACTTTTAGCTTTTTTTTCATCTTTTATTGAAAACCCATATTTATCGCTGTTATGAACTTCGTCTTCAACTTGAGTGTCTATAACATCTTCATTAAAAGAAAGTTCGTTTATTAAAAAATCTTTAAATATTTTAGATGGAGTTTCTGCTAGTTCATAACTTATATTTCCATTTTGATCAGGAATTGTATCTACTCTTCCAGAAGCATCTAAATAAAAATTGCTTTCTAATGCATTTTCAAACACAATATAATGCAATAATCCAACATTATGTATTCTTGTAAACAAAAGAGCTGGATTGTCAGAACCTGCTGCTAATCCAAATCCATCTATTCTATATGTTAAATTTAAAGCAGTATATGTAGAAGTGTCAAAAAAATCTAGTCTAGCAAGACCATTTGTATCTGTATAATTTTGATTTTCTTGATTAGAAATTATTTCATTGTTTGTATCGTAGATCGGGTAATCTCTAGGATCAGAACTCCACCATTGCTCATCATAAACACATTGAGAAAGAGGTTTTGATATTAAATTTGTTGCTATTTCGCTATCAATCATATTAACATCTAAATCATCTTGCTCTACTGGAGCAGTATATAAAACAAAATTAGAATTATTTACATTGGTTGTTAGCTGTGAAAATATGCAATGAATTTTTCCATGAAAAAATGTGTCTGTGTGAATGTTGTCAGATATATTTAAATCTCCAAAAGGAAATATTAAACTTAATCTCATATCTGGCTCTCCAGTATTAATATCTCTATATTGTATTTTGAAATATCCAGGGTTTGTATAATCTTTTGTTCCTTGAGATCCATAATATATAGTAGTAGATGTACCACTACCAGAATTTGAACTATATGATGCTCTATGTGTTGCAGGAAAAATAGTATTAGCATTTATTTTTATTTTTCCTTTAGCTTCATTGTAATTGCTAGGATCAAAAGGACTGTCTACTGGTGCACCATAATCAGACATTAAATCTCTTGCATAGCCAACTTCTTCTGCTGGAATATCTTTTTTTACCCATAAAACCCACGATTGCCATTGCCCATTAAAAACATCAGTTTCTCTTGTCCTAGCTGCATTCCACCCTTCATAATATAAGCCATATGATCCAAACCACCTATCGCTATCATCCATATCGTGCCCATCGTCAAAATAATTTAAATTATTATTTGTGTATGTTTCGATTGCTCTAAAACTTCTAAAATGCAACCTTTCTAATGATTGACTAGAATTAGTTATCTCTAATGGAATAAACTCTCTAAACTCTTCAGTTTCAAATAGGTAAGGATGTCCATCATTTAAATTAAAAACATTAAATACTTTAACATTTGTAAAAGATGAAGATAAAGGATTGTTCATATTAAATGTATTGTTATTCATTGTTATGGCAATGGCATCATATCCCAAATCTTCTTTTATAGTTAAGGAATTTGTCAACTCATTATAAATAAAAAATGGTTGTGGGCAAGATTCATTTTCATTTTCTACAAACCAATCCATATTAGTATCATCTGCACTTAAACCTTCATAATCGCCACTTTCATATGTAAACTGTGGTTGATTACCTCTGTAACTTCTACCAGATCTATAAACATCCCAATTAGATGCAGACACTTGACTTTCTGTATAATTTCCTGTAGCTAGAAGTTCTTGATTTATTATTTCTGCTGCTCTTTTTTTCATTCCTTTATGCGAAGGAAATTGTTTGAAAACAATGCTAGGATCTTCATAATTAGTATTAAAACTATATGAGAAAAAATAAAGCCACTCATATATCCTGTGCCCCCAGGTTATAGCATTTTGAGCACTTAGCATAACCCCTTTAGAGTTGTCGGCATATTGGTGCATCCTTACTCCATTCCAATAAGTAATTTCTTCTACATCCCCAATGA